AGAAGTATTGTTCTATGTGTTTGGAATGAAAGTCACTGAAGATGATGTTAAGGAATTTAAGATGCCTATCAAAAACTTATTGGTGGATTTATTCTCACCTCTTCCTGGCCTAACAGATGAATTCTTAATTACTGGATTTAATAATCTATTTGAAATGTACCCACTAGTTGGTGATGATGAGATAGCAGAGTTGGTTAAGGCTGAAAATGATATAAGAATAGCAAACGGTGATAAACCTATGACTGAAAAACAAGAGGCAGATTTTATTGAAGAGGAGAAGAAAAAAAGAACATTCCAACTGTATGAAAATATGGAAGCTACTGGATGGGAAAGATATATACCTGGTGCCCCAGGAGTTGCATTGAAAACATATAGCGAATTAAAAGATGCTATAGACTTAGCAATGACTGGAAAGTATGAAGATGAGTATCAAGGAAGAAAAACAATTAAGTATATATCTGATGAAGATAGAGAGAAAGTTGCTTATGGATTATTCTTCCAGATACCACAAGCTTTAGGTTTGTTACCGAGAGAGGCTGGTCAGATTCCAAATAAAGGTATACGTAATATTAAAAAGAGATCATATACAGAAAATCAAAAAACAAAAATAGACGAGGTTGAAAAATTAACAAATCGTCCTGTTGGTAAAATTGAAAAAGTATTGATCGGCAAGAACTCAGATCCAAGGAAGATAGCTATGGAAATGAAAATGATAGATAAGCTTGGAGGATTTGATGAAAAACAGGAGGCTGAATACGCAAAACTTAGAAGAACAATTAGTAAACCTAGTATGAAATTCGCTCAAATGATTAAGGGAGGAATGACGGCAGAGGATATAATAAGAAGAATTGCCGAGAATAAAGGAATAGTAAAAGGTAGAACTGGAACTACAAGACAAGGAACAGTTAGAAAGGGAACTGTTAGAGAAGGGAAAATAAGAGAGGGGCAATAGCCCCTTACTTCTTAAAATAATCAAGAGCGACTCCGTAACAATAGTTTAGCTTATCTAAATCTGACTGAATAATAAAAGGGTGGTATCGTAATTCGATATGCACCCTTACTCTTTTTTTCTCGTAGATATAATTTTCTACAACAGCTATCATTTCTTCTACTGTGATCATTAGAAGATATGTGTTAGTCTAGCTACTTGTCCAAATTCTTTATGATGAATAAATCCCTCTACTGCTTTTGGGGCGTGTTGATAACCTTGCCTGTGATGCCAAGAGTCAGTGCCAGAAGGACTCCTTAAGGTTTCCACACATACAGACATAAAGTCCTTACTAGTTTTATGGTGGATGTGATGTCCGTAGATGTATCTGTGTTTACATTCATGCCACCAAGCACCAGACTCATGAGCCATAAGGAGAGGCAGGTCTTGAGTTTTAGCACCATCCATATGTGTGGAACCTATTAAATTATTCCCATAAACTGTATATTTACGATGGGACATATCGTTATTAAATTTTACATTTTCACACTTAGAAAACCAAGCCTCAATACATTGTAACAACATAAATCCAGACATGTAGTCATGATTGCTTGGATTGTAAACAACCTCAACGTCGGCAACAGACATAAGTCTTTCTATTATATCGATCAATAGTTTTTTAGCCATAACGAAATTATCATACCACATGCCATCAGTATCTTGTGGTGTTCCGCTAGTTGTAGTTCGTTTTGGGTTGTCTACATGTAGAATGTCATTGCCAGCTATGAATATTATTTTATCAATATTAAATGGCTTCGACTTAGATAGTATACCCTCAAGCCCAGTCAACACTCTTTGAACTGCTATCTGACTGTTGTAATCTTCTCCAGTTTCAAACTTTGAGCATATCTTACCTATGTGTATGTCAGCTGGATCGAAAACAAGGCAGTGAGGCTCAGATATTGAGTTGTTACGAGCGATCTTAGCGTACTTTGGACTCCATGTCTTTATCTCGTTAACAAGATCAGATATAAACTCCTTAGGATCAAAATCTGACCCTCCGTTTACGTTTATACTGTAGTGCTTACCCTTGTACCAATAGTGTTTAACTTTAGACTCGTCTATACCTACTCTTTCACACTCATCAATAAGTCCTCTGTTTTTAATGTGGTAAGATACACCCTTTCTTAACGTATCTATGTTGTCAGAGATGGTAGGGTCTTCTTCTATTAAAATCCTAGCTATTTCTGCTTTACTTTGAGTTACGTTGTCGTAAATATCAAAAATTCTATTCCGATTGTATTTCATGTGTTTTAAGAAGGTCTTTAAGTACTTTGATTAGATTTTCTACATTTGACTTCATTGACTTATAGTCAGCATCTGTAAGATCTTCATATATACAGTCAGTAAGATCGTTTATCTCTCTCATGACTCCGTTTATATAGTTAATGTGTTCCATTGACGCATCAAATATAATTCATTATAATCAAAGAAATGTAAATTGTTAATAATTAATGTTTGACATGTATTTAATAATATCCATGTTGTAAGTAATTCTATACTTACTTGTGTCTTTAACCTTTAGGTATTTTTTAGTAAAGTCTTCATCTAATGGCTTTAGATTTTCATCAAGTGCCAATGGTATTCTTGTTTCTTCTTTTAGTATAATACCTAACTTACTTGTGTTAGACAAAGGCACCGCCTTTATAATAACATTCACACAATAAACTCCTCTCATCTCCATACCTTAACTATTGATTCTGGATTCTCTTCACAAGCGTCTAAATAATTTTGTGTAAAATTTAAAAGACCTTCATATGATCCCCATCCGTTTTCTGGATTAAACTTTTTAAACTTGTTTGGATTATCACGGAGTTTAGATAACCCTTCTTTTATATATGGTATAATATCCTTAGCTCGTATTTCTTGCTTATCTTCAAACTCATGTTCCGCATTATGGTCTTTCTCTGGAATATTGTAACCATCAATAAGCCTATGAGGTCTCCATAAAGCCTCATACAATCCAGCCTTATCAGCCATCTCGCCTAAGTTGTGAGTTATGTTTGCAGAATATAATGTATCATATTCTATTTCATGAGTCTTGAACTCATCATAACTTACCCATTTTTTTCTTGTTAAATCTACATCTAAGCTCATCTATTAAATTTTAATCCCCACATTAAACCTATCATTGACATTTGACGTTCTGCCAGTTTAGAATTCATTCTAAATTTTTTTCGTAAATACTTTTCGCCCCAAGATTTCCACTCATCATATTGAGCTTCAGTCATGGTCCAATTTGTATACCAATCGTCCTTTCTGTCTTTTATATCATAGTATGTTACGTCATGACCTGCTATTTTAAACATCTCATTGATCATGTCGATAACCATTTGATCTTTTTTATCCATTTATCTCTAAGTATTAATTCGTAATAGTTTATTTTTCCGTATTGATTTGTCCATATCTGTGGAAAGCCTTTTATACATTCTTCAATTCTTTCTCTCTTTGACTTTGTTTTGTCTGTATAGTATTCATAATATATCCAAGACTCCCAGTAATGATCTTGCTCACAAGCACTTACAGACACAACGATCTGCCACTTAAAGAAAACAAAAGACAGTCCTGGCGCATATTCAAAACGTATATCAGTACTTGTCCATTTGGTTTTCCATCCAAGATTCCAAAAGTTAAATCCGAACTTCTTTGGTACTGCTATTCTTGATTTTAAGTTCCTCTGATATAAAGCTTCGTAGGTAGGCTTGTACTTGCTTGGTACTTTCCATTCATCAAGTTCTCTAACAGCCTCTTCATGGGCCATTTTCTTTGACACCTTTACCCACTTACGAGGGTAGAAATATGGAGTACCCATAGCAATTTTACCACAATACCAATTCAACTTGAACGGCTTAAATGGAGACCATAAGGCCTTTATAAATCTCAAGTCTATCATAAGTTCCTAAGCCAATCATTAAACGCAACACCTAAATCATTGATCTGTTGATAGAACGCCATCAACTCTTTATCGTCCTCACCAGCAATCTGCTTGTAAAGATTATCTCCATTTCGCTCAACCTCCTTTATAAAGTCGTTGCCTAACATTTTTACTCTCTTACTATATACCTTCGGGTATATCTCCTTGATATCCTCCATATAGTCCATCATTACTGGCAAAATACCTACCAAGGCTGCCATCTTTTTCTCGTTCGTGATAGATTTCTTTTTCTCCATAACTTAAATTTTCGTAATTATATTCTATTGTATTTAACATCTCTTCCTCTGACAGGAAGTCATCTGCTTTCTTGTAGCCAAACTCACCTTTGGTATCGTGAGATGGTCCTATAGCGTGAACCAAGTTGTGTATTAAAAAATGCCATGATATGTTGTACTTGTTTGGCAGGTTTTCAATCAGTTCGCCATTTATTATGTCTCTCTTTATTTGGTGTCTCAGATCAATCAACCTCGATAAATCCTTCACCGCTGTAATACGTCGCCTTAATGCCATGTGATTTTAGTTCTTTTATTCTATAAACTTGAAGAGGCCTAGGTTTATGTCCAGGCCTCTTTACCTCAACAAAAAAAGCACTACAGTCCTTTGGTAAAGCCAATAGGTCTGGTATACCGTTCTTATTTGTCATAATTAACTTTATGACATAATATCCCTCACTCTCAAGTTGCTTGATTAGTTTTGTTTGTATCTGCTGTTCTGTTGCCAAACGTAGTATAATATTTATTAATATGTGGCGTTACCTTCTGAAGGTCAGCAAACTTAATGAATTTTAAATTACCATCCAATACTTCAATTGAATTTATTATTATTTTTCCATCAACGTACTCATAGTCACATACATTTAATACTAATTGTTCTGGCGCTTCTAGATCGAAAGTTTCTATCAACTTTGCAATCATTGGATCATTTAATATCTTCATCGAAATTTATTTTTAGTTGATCGGCAGCCTCTAATATGAGACGCTCAAGTTCTTGCTCTGCTTCAAGTTTAAATCTTTTTAACTTGATCATATCAAATTCGATATCCTTAATCAATTGATACTGTGCTTTAATTTTTGATTCCATAGTCTTTCTTAAAAATGTTTACTGTAAACTTCTTTTTTGATTTTACTGTCTCATAGATCTTATCTTCTATTCCTTCTTCAGAAAAGATCCAATAAACTTTATTAAATTTTCTTGCCATCGTGGTCATGCGATCTCTGGCCTGCCAATAACTTGTAGCACTGAAGTCTATGTTATAAAAGACAACATAGTCAGCATTTTTTAAGGATATACCCTCACGACCAGATACTATTTGTAAGGCTATTACCTTATAACCTTCATCATCAAACTTATGTAACTCTGTGGTTAAGTCATCACCAAATACTTGCTTAAGTACGTTCAGCTCTTCTTTAAACTTATAGAATACTCCTATCTTTGAGTCTTTAAACTTTGACTTTATAAACTCAGCCTTTGTAGTATCTATTATCATGCTGTTACCGCTCTCAAATTTTACGGTACCGCTCCACAACTGATGTAGTTTTTGCATAAGTTTGACTGGCGTGTCGGCCAATATGACTTCGTCCTTACCCTCAACAACTAGATCACGCTCTAATTTTTTGATTATGTTTTTTGTGGTATCGCTCATCGCGATATGCAATATTTCTTCCTCTATCTCAGTAGAGAATCCAGCCTGCTTTTGTTGGAAGGTTATCATGTACTCAGAAACAGCAGACATTATCTTCTGCTCTATACCCTTGTCGTACTCATTTATAAGTATGCCGTTTATATTCCGTTGATACTTATTGACATAGTCATCGGCCCATCTGTAAAAATTAACGTAGTGTTTAAAAGGACTATATGCACTCACCCAGAACTGATGATATATCTGACTGTATGACTCTGGGCTTGGTGTTCCAGATAGAAATATCATTGGCTTAATTGCAAACATCTGCTTGTATAATTTAGTCTGCATTCCTGGCTTTGGGAAAGCTCCAAACCTATGGTGCTCATCATGTATGATAAGATCATAGTTTGTGTCCTCTAGCTTATGCATAGACTCATCATTCATCACAGTGATATCAAAGTGTTCTGAAAATCCAAAGTCTCTATAGTCATTCTCTATTGATCTTATGGCCTTTTTCTTAGTTAGAAATAAAACTCTTTTAGCTCCATAAATCCTAGCTGTTTCAAGAGATGTTGCCGTCTTGCCAGTCCTAACCTCCATAGCAAGATAGACTATGTTTTTATTTAAAAGTATATTAACAGCTCTATGTGCTATCTCTGATTGATAGTCTCTTAAGTTCATCGTAGATTTCATTTAATTCGTTTTGATTTTTAGAACGTGATAGCTCCCTTATAGAATAGTAAGGTCTGTAGTCCAAGTTATCTCTACCTCCAGACAAGAAGTCATGCGTCATTGTATAATCTTCATACATTTCTTTCAACTCAGCATGTCTCCTTGTACTGTTAGCAGTAACGCTCAATAGCTTGTCTATAACACCTATTTTTTCTTTAAGCCTAGCTATTGCGCTCATAATTTAAAAGTTTAACCTACTTTGCTCATTTTGCTTAATCTTAAACTCTACATTCTTACCATTTGCTCCACGAGTAATCTCTGGCTTCATTCCGTACTTATATTCACCGAATGAATCTAACCATCGGTAGAACTTTATCTGTGATATCTTGTACCTACCATAGTTACCATAGTCTGGATACTCGGAAACAAATGAGTTATATAGAGTATTCCCAAGTGTAGGCATGTTAGCTTTTGTACCCATGTTATCCTTTGATGTACACCACTCCCAAAAGTCAGCACTTGTTTCAGCAATAAATTTACGAGTTTTTAAATTCTTGAACTCACTCTGCATCAAACCCTTGTTTAGGTAAAGCTGTAGATTAGATATCATGTAGTTGTCAAAGCGTATCCACTCATCGTCAGACCAATCAGTAAATAACATGTGTCCGAACTCGCTCTCTGGCGTGTAGTTCTTCGAGTAGTGCTGTTTGAACTCTAGGTCCCACTTACGTCTCTCAAATGAATTACCAGCACCTCTGATGGCATAGTTTGTAGTTATGACAATCTTTGGAGAATCCTCAAACTCTAGCTTAATCTCATCCTTGTTTTTCTTCTCAAGTGTTATACCCTCAGTAATTACTGAGAACAATCTCTCAAAGTCAAAGTGACGAGCGACATCATCAAACACCAACACCTGCGTGTCAACCTGTACACGTTGATATGGGAATGACTTCTGAAAGCTGAATCCCTTTCCGTCTATTATCACCATCTTCTTCATGTGGCTGATAGACTTTACGAATATACCCTTACCAGTACCTCCCTCTGGGTTGTCACTGATCACCTCGTCATTAAGTATTATCGCAGGAGCATAGCTTGCAGGCTTATGCGAATGCATCAAATAACCAATGGTAGACTCAACAGAACGCTGTCTGTCTGGCGTGTCACCAGCTATGTTGTTGATGAATCTCTTGTACTCACAATCATCAAAAGATGATAGGTTAAAGTTACGCTGTATCTTCTGCTTCTCCCACACATAACCAGATAGGTCTTTGTAGTCTATCATGTCAATGCTTGACTTCGACACCCTAACAGCGCAGTTTAGGTAATATAGGTATGCTATATCTTGGGTGTCTTTAATGAAGTCAGCATCGATCTTAGAGACATAGTTTAGGAATGTCTCTTGAAAGAACTTAGTGTTGATAGCAAAGAAGTTATACACTGACATATCATCACGATCGTATAAGTACTTGAGAACGAAGTCTTTAATTACATCTTCGTTTACATCACTGATCGTATTGTCAACCACTCTGACAAATACAAAGTTCATAGAAGTTGGTGGATAGTATTTATAGAAACCGCTCCTCTCTAAAAAACGTCTAAAGAGGTGTGGCACTAGGTCTATCTTACCCTTACTACTCTTGGTCCAGAAATCATCGTCTACTGATGGAATCTCCTCTATGTTGTACTTTGTAGTAACTTGTTCGACAGGAATACCCATCTTTATGTCATTCTTTATAGAGGTCTCCTTGTCCTTATCTTCAAAGTACTTCGTGTTGAACTGCTGTACGTTCTTATAAGCGCTGTATATGATGGTTGGTATCTCTCTAGACATTGATCCATCTACGTCGTGCTCATGAAGTACTGCCATAGCGTCCTCTTTGTTTATGCCATACTCATTTAGAGCTGATGCTAGTATGAATAAGTTATTGTTACGCTGTCCTGGCACCATGCCGTGATTTTTGTTCCACCATAAGTTAAGTCTACGAACTATCTCTTGGTGATCCTCAACAACAAACATAACAGGCTTACGTTCTACTGGAACCTCAACATCACCCTCTATCTGAGTCCATATTGAAGACAGCTCATTTACATATATGTCTGGATCGTATGACTCATAGCAAACCCTTGATATGTTGCGTGACGTGGTGTCAAACTGTTGGATGTTATAGTACGTCTTGAGTGCATTAAAGTAGTGCTTATGATGCATGGGATTTTTTGGTATCCTTACAAGAACCTTTAACCCATCGCCAGAAGGTGACAAGAAACATGAATATGTGTATTCATCGCTCTCAACCTTCTTCCGAAAGTTAGAAAGATGTACATCATCATCAAAACCATCGAAGTCTATACATATTAGACCACTATGATTTATGCAAGCAGTGTCTGCACGTTTTGAAAACTGGCCAGAGAAACATATCGCTGGAAGTAACTTCTTCTTCTCATTTCGATTGTTTTTGTCTGTCTCAGATCTAACGTCCATTACCAACTGCATAGACTTACCATCGCGTATCCTTGAGATAGCTACAGATACATCTACGTGATAGGGTGATGATGTTTCGTTAATTGATTTAAAGTATGTTATCATATTCCTTTATGTCGTTTAAAAGTAATTGGTCATTAACTGATAATAGGTACTCGTATTTGTTTATCCAATAGTGGACCGCACTATGGTCCCGATTGAACAACTGACCTATCTCTTTTAATGTAAGACCTGCCTTTCTCAACTGAACATAAAGATGTGCTCTCTTGTGAACGAGATGCTGTTTTCTTGATGGAGAGTTTAAACTGTCTCTATCAATTATCGATTGGATTATTGTTTTCATTTTCTCATTTCTTTTATTGGTAATAATAATTCTTCATAACCGCTTATGCTTTCTCCTATGTATTCGTGGCAGTAAGAAGCTCTTTCTAATCTGTTAGATGCTTTTTTATCAGTATCTTCTTTTATAGTTCTTTTTTTACCATTATTTACTGTTGGTCTCCATTTATTACTTTTGTTAAAGTACACACCTAACGCTGGGTTTACTGTTTTTATAAAACAAAGACCTCCTTCATTTCTTATAATACCTCCTGCAAATTCAGATAACTTAACGCCCAATCCCATTCCTTGAAAATCTGGCATGACAACTATTCTACTTATAGCAAAACCATTAGGGCAACCTTTCCTTGGTTGATTTATTATAGCAATAATTGCAATAGGTTTGTTTTGCCATTCAAATAATAAAAACTTACAACTTTTATTTACTTCTTCTGTTAGATAATGATGTTTTTTGAAGAGGTTCCAAGTTTCAGATTCGACTCTACTAATTTGTAGTTCGATTTTTGGTCTGCCGTGCCTTCGATAGTCGCACCTTTCGAGTACGCCTCCTTTTTGCGGTGAACAAGTCCAATCTGGTATTAACCATTCTAAAATATCATAATGACAAGATGCTAAAATAATCCTCTTGTTTTCTCTACGAATGTATTTTTGTAATGCAAAACTCATAGCTTTAGCAACATCTCTATCAACAACAGATGTATATTCATCTATTAGTATTACTTCACCATCCTTAGCAGATGCAACCAAGTAAGCTAATGTTGCCCTGTATTGTTCGCCATTGCTTAATGCATTAAATGGTCTTAACCAAGTTGGTACTGATGATAAACCCATTGAAGTTAAAACTAATGTAGCTTCTTTTGGCTCTAGCCAATTAAAGTTGCTTATTAATGGTTTATTGTAATCAAATTTAGATTGTTTTAACTCACCACATTTTTTCAAAATTGTAGTCTTTCCGCTACCACTACTACCGAGTATAACACCTATATTCCAATCAAAAGTTTTTGCTTCTCCTAAACTCATAGGAATAGATACAGATGTTTCTTCTCTGTTCTGAATATCAAATGATTCATATACATAGTCTGTATATTTATCATTAATTATTTTTGATTTAAGTTCTATTTTCATGTCTGTATTTGATTTCTTTTTTTAATAATTCAAGGTGCCATTCTGCACCACCATATTCAAGTATTGCTTGGATGTGATCATCTGTTAGATGTGCTATTGGTATCCATATCAGAGGTTGCTTGCCATCTATTCCTCGACTACCTCGTGTTGCAAACTGACGTACAAGCTCAAAGTCATCATCGTCATTTATAGCATACGCATGTATCTTTTTCATGTCTTTTGCACCGTACCTTTGATAGTATGAACCGCCATCTACAAATGCTTCGTTTGGACATCCACACTTATTAAAGTCATGGACGTGTCTGCTTACTAATGTTTTTAAACACTGTAGGCATGTTGCTGAGTTATATACAATCGCCACTTTCTAATTCTTCTTTTATATCTAAATAATAATCTATATACAATAAGTTACATACACTTGACATAAGATCGACCGCTTCAATGGCCGACCGTCTGGCATATTCTGGACTCATGTCGTGACTGATATTTAAAAATCTTTCGTATATCTTTTTTGCTTCTTCTTTTGCTGTCATGTTATTTATTTTTATTTATTTCTCTTTTAGCATCATTAACTCTGTCCAACACAAAATCAAAATCATCAGTAATAACCATTCTTGTAAATCCAAAATCATCACCAAATGGTAATTTTTTAATTGTTGCCTCAAAATGAAACCAAGTTGTCTCATCTAATGGCTCAGCTCCAATATAAAAAACAGCATCATCAAGATCTTTGTATGCCTCGCTTTTTTTAATTAGTTCATAAATGTTCATTGCAAATGATTTGTAATGGGGTTCTCCCATCATCTCAATTACTTCTTGTTCTGTTAGTTCTTGTTTCATCTTATTCTGATTTAAAGGTTTTTATTTCTTTTTTTAAATAATTGGTAATACCAATAGTGAATTGCTATACAAAATCCTGAAACACTAATTGCTCCATAAACAATACAAAATCCAATATCTTCACTGCTCATTCTATTCTGATTTAAAGGTTAATTCATCTAATTTTATTTGGTACTCTTTACCATCTTTGAAGCCTTTTAGGTATTCTTCTGCCTTTTGACTTCTCTCTTTGGCTTTGGCTTGTTCAAATTTTACAATAAAACCTGAATGAACCCCTCCGAAATCTTTACACATTTCTTGAAATTCATTTTCCAACCATTCTACTGCTGTTTTCATAATTATTTTTATTTTATGTTTATTATACTTTAATGTCCAGTTTATTGTGCAAAAAACTGGACAAATATCAGTTTATAACCTGATGTTTTCATAACATTTGTTTTATTTTTTCAAGATATAGCGCAAGATCCATGGCCTCCTGCTTGGCATGTTCAACCCACTCCTTTATGGTTAAGTCATTACGATCTAAATTCGTATTGTACTTCGCCATCCCAACAGCCGATCGGTCTCTCAACTGACTGACCAGTGACTCGACAATACTATCTGACTTTATAAATTCAGAATTGTTGTACCATCTGGTTGTCTGATTGCCAAGCTGATTGATACCTGTCAACCAACAGCCGTTATCTTTAGCGTCCTCAACGCTCACTACCTCGTACTTGTCGAAGTAGCGCTTATCATCAATTAGCTTGATGATGTAAACTTTCTCTCCTTTTTTATACATATCTTTTGATTTAGAAAAAAAAAGACAGACTGGCCACACCCATCTGCCTAGAGTTTTTACCTATGTGGAGGCTAACCACAGAACCCTAACTGTTGTCCACCATGAACAAATTTGTTGTCAGGACAGGACTCGAACCTGTATTTGTAAGTGTTCATCAGTCAATATCCTCACTTACCGAAGTTGTGTACAAAATCCTTTGACCTCCGTGCGTCTACCACGCCAGGGAAATCCCTAGCCTTCCGCCACCTGACTAACGCTGTCTTTCCAGCTGTCAGAGGGTTGAAGTAAGTCACTCCCACAATAGCATTTTAAATGTTCTCAAGAAGGGATTCGAACCCTTGCCGCATCCGTTTACCTGCATGACATACGTTGAAACTCCTACAGTTTTAATGATGGTCAAGCTCCCCATCTTTTAAGTCATATTTCGCCTTCGACCACTCAGCCACTTGAGAACCTTACCATTTAGTAAGTTACTAGTTGGTAACCCCTAGCAGTGTCTATTGATCAGATAGTCTTACTAGGGGGTTGTATCAGTTATAAGGACACGTCCAATTTCCCGATACAGATAAGGCCATCTAAGTGAGCTGATCTTACGGTAAGCTCGATGGCACTGGGCCTGTGGATATCTCACCACAGGGGGGCGTGTAGCAGGCTCCGCTCCCTGCTCGGCACTTTTACTTAAGCGTTTAAAAAGGTAATGCGTCCTCTTGCTTTGGCTCTTGCTTAGGAGCCTCTCCCTCAATCTTCCAACCTTGTAAGGTGTTGAAGTACTTAACGTCACCTGCTGGCGATGTCCACTCACGACCTTTCAGATTAAAAGATAGCTCTATCTCTTGGCCTTCCATCACGTTGTCAAGTAAGCTGGTCTTGTCTTGCGTAAACTCAAAACTAACGTACTGCGGATAGTTGGCATCACTGTTGTCAACCATCACAAGTTCGCGCTTTGAGAACTTCTCGCTCACAATCATCGTTTGTCCTACCTTGTGGACAACTCCCTTCATTTTAAAACTACTCATACTTTATTTGATTTTAATTAATAATTTTAACAGAGCCACTATCTCTGCCCTCGTCCTCACCGTCGTTAAGACCACACTCTGATCGGGCCCTATTCTCTCCATGTCTTGATTTACGAATATCACAGCGTTGTCATCGACCTGTAAGTCGATCGTTATGCTTAGTGTTGGCTCGTATTTAAACTCGTATCTATCGCCTGTTAGCTCAGTGAAGCCTTGCTCTAGTAACCATTCTCTTGTTATATCCATCTCTGTCTGTATTTGTTAGCGTATTCAATAGCGATGTCTAACCGCTCGTCTATCTTTTTTATGTCGTCATCTGTTAGCTCAACTGGCACGATGATTTGTCTTAGGTTGTCAGAAAGGTCGTCCATGTAGTGAAGGCTGTCGTCCTCACTCTCTGGTATCAACTCCTCTGGAGTGTTTACCAACATGTAGGCTATACGACCGTATCTCCAATGCGTACCCGTTTGTTTTGTCAACATAAATAGGTACAACTTTACCTGCCACTCGTACTGAGAGTTACGTGCTTTCTCAATGGTCTTAGGAAATGTCTTCTTAGACCAAGGGGACTTTATGTCTATAACTACCTTTGTGTCCTCGTTTGCAATGTCAGGATGACCTGTTAGTATGCCCTTGTAAGATAGACTCATCTCAGACTTAACGTGGCTCGTGAAGTTTAAGCGGTTGTATAGGTCTATAGATATAGGCTCTACCATATTACCCTTTGTCGTATCACGACTACTGAACGATGGCTTGTAACCCCATAGCTCCTGCTCAACCGCCTCCTCGATTAAGGTCTTAGCTCCAGCAGACAGCTCGTATGGAGCGTCACGCTTTGCCATCAACTCATCACGTAGTATAGCCTGCTTCTCAGTTAACTTTATCTTTGCAAGTAGACCGTCCAATGTCTCCTGTTGCTTGGCTGTAATGCCAGCATCCCCTAAAAACAGGGGATACGCTGTTGAACACCTAAACATCTTGCAAAGCTTTTAATTGTTCGGCAGTTAGGCTGTACTGCTTTTGTATCTTCTCTATAGACGTAGAGCCAGCCTTTACTGCATTGACAGCACTCTCAAGCTTGTCGTCTGGCAGTTGAGGTAGCTTAGGCAATGGACGTGTGCTGAATCTCAGCGCGTCGACCATGCCTTGAGGACTCTTTACCTTCTCAGTGCCTAACACTATCTGCTTGTTGAGGTAGTCGTTGTGATCAAATGAATTGAAGAATGTCTCAAGCCTTTTGAAGTTCGATCGGTTGCAGACCATCGGCTTGTCAAACTCTTTTAGCTTAACAAACACCTTGTCCTCTTTACCCATCTCACCAACAAATGTGTCTTGGTATATCTTGTCAATTGTTACTAATTTCGGCTCGTACTTGCCGTTAACCTCTAAGTCCCATGCTCCGAGGTACTTGTTGTCTTTCATTAAATTTCTCCAGTGTGCCATAATTTTATACAAATTTATTTAACTTTTGTTTATAATCCAACAGTTTGTCGGAATATTTTTTTATTCGCTTATCTATTGACTCTTTGTCATCAGTGTACTTTATGCAGTGATGTAGCCAGTCAATACGCTCCTCAATGGCGTCTATGTTTACCTTTAGACAGCCTACATACCAACCATACTCAGTGAAGTAGTACTCTTGTATATCGTTAATCAGCCTGTACTTCTCGCTGTTTGTCATGGTGTCGTGTATGACGATGCGACCATCCGACTCAAAGCGCTCTATCTTTACACCCATGTCAAGATACCATCTTGATGTTGGGTTGTCTTCGTCACCTATCCAAAATAGCGAGACGGTTCTCTCTAGTTCATCCCAAGCCTTAATCATGGTAAGTATCCGTAGTTTAGTCCATTAACTCTAAAGTAGAATGTCTCCTCTCGTTTGTGATGAAACAAGTAGATGTCGTAGTTACCTTTCTCGTTCTCAACAACAGCCATAGTATTTACGTCAGTTGATGACTCCCAACTCTGAAAGAAAGGTACAGGACTCTTTGAGTTGAATATCATCGTGTCCAAGATGTAGTTATGGTTTGTTAGAACGATTGTAATCATTGAACGTATACGTCTTCTTGAAAAGTCTTTTAGAACAAGAGTGTGCTCGTTAACCTTCTTGAAGTCTCTTTTAGGTACCGACCATTGCGCATCGGCAACGAACGGCGCGGTCATCATAGCGACCGTCAAAATAATCGATTTAAACATAAGATTAAAGTTATAAGTAAAACAAATGAAGCAGAATATAGTACTGCTAAGAATAAAATTAATTTGATGATATTTCCCATGGTATTATAGGTATTTGGACAACCGATTCTTCATAACTTATTATGACTACGCCAAGCATAGCTGACATCATCTCTATCGTCTCGTCTATGTTGCTCGTCGTTACCTTTATAACGTCATTGGTATCGGTTGTTACGTTATATGTTTTCATTTTTTGCTTTTATTACTTGCATGTATAACTCCCAATTGAAGTTAGTCCACCACTGATAGTTCTTCATCCTTTATCTTTTTTATGGTTGCACATATCTCATAGTACTCAAGGTCTAACGCACACTCAGATAGCTCGTTTAACATCTGAATAAAGCTCTCTCTCTGCCTTGAGTCATAAGCTGACAACAGAACGTCATGCCTGTCGATTGGAGTCATCTCCCTTAACCTCTCCATGGTGTCCATGAAGATGTCTTTAAAAATTTGTTCTAGCATAGTATGATTTTTACATTAGTAAATTTAATTATTATTTCGCCAGTTAGGTTGTCTATCTCAGACCGATGGGCATATCGTTTGACCAATTGGCTGTCGTACTTGGTGCGTAGTATTAAACGACCTCCAAGTATTTTGGGATTAGGTTTGAACTCTATGTGACTCAGACCTAAATTCTCGATTGTAAATTTTATTAGTTCGTTCATAGTGTTGACTTTTGGGGTTTTGTGTTGACTTTATTACGACTTTGTGTTAAGTTTTTCTAGTGTTTATAAGGAAAGTGTTAACTTTACAACTTTTTTCTATTTTTCAAAAAAAAAATATATATATATAGATATAGTAGTAGAAAAAAAAATTCTACCACTAGGGACTAAAAGTCGTAAAGTTAACACTAAAATGGATAATTGACTGATAATGTGTAAGTTAGGTCGAAAAAAGTCGACACAAACTTAACATAAAGTCAACACAGGTTGTCAATGACATAATTTATGTAGCTGATTCTCTGCGTGTTAGTGCCTGTTACTTGAGGTGTTGGTAGAGAAGTCACAATCATCGTGTTAGTGTCAACGATTGGTTGGCTGTTAAACATGCCGAAGAATAAGGCTGACCGTTTGTCTTTGTGACAAGTCAGAACGGAAAGCTTTAATACCTCCCCATCGAACTCACCGAACAACATGTCGGTCGTCATGCCGTGCTGTCGAATGAATGCCCGAACACTTGCTTCGATGTCCTCGACAGATAGGCAGATGTATTTCTTGGTGTTGGTTAACGTCGTGTATCTTGACGTGTAGTTTACTTGGCTTACCGAACGTCCCGTTGGGTAGAGCGACTGGCTGAATTGTTTTAGCATTTGTTTCTAGATTTAAAATGTCCAATCGTAGTGATAGTCACATACACCGAACACTATGTTTATTTTACTATAGGTTGTTTTTAATTTAGTTACTCCATCAATTAGCTTGAGACGTCCTCGTTCGTCCCAAAGGTCAAGACCAATTGTGTAGTCTTTGAATCTTTCGCCAGACCTCTCGTACTGCTTGTACCACTTGTCGTCAAATTCGATTGACTTGCTTTCCTTTCTCCAAGACTTGTTTCTATATACTATCGTCTCGAAATGGTCTATTGGTTCGTGCTTCCAATCTTGATGTCCCATTGGTAGTTCAGTCCCATCTCCTGTTGTGTTGCAGTGTTGGATGATTACACTCTTGCCGTCTTTAGATACGTCATGTACCTTAGCTACTTGTCGGTCGGTGTATAGACATATTGTTGCCCAATCACCTTTGTTTGGTATTGTTTGGATGGTTGAGTACATCCAATTTATAAAACTTCCTTTCATGATTTCTACATATTAATTCCGTATTCTATTGCTCTCATTTCATCTATGTCACCATCCTTGGTTAATATCCCGACCTCAATTAGTCGGGATGCCATCCGTCCGTAATGACCTTGTAACGACCATGCGCTACCATTTTTTACAAGTTCAGAGAACATGTATACCATCTCTGCACCATCAAGCATCCCGCTCTCGTATGCGATTATTCTGTCTATCGTGTCCATAAGTTATAGGTTAATAATTATTTTATCTTTATTCTTTTCTCCCCATTTGTTTATTTGGTCTAGGGTGTAGGAAGTCCATGTTGCTTTACCATTGTCATATTCATATCTTGATATGTCTACCTCTCTATTTGAATCTAATTCTTCCCACACACCATAACTTATGCTCATGATTGGTGCAGTGATAACGAAGTATGTTCCCGTCCATGATTTCTCAACATAAACATTAATAGGAAATTTATCCTTAATGCTCCATGATTTTTCTTTTTGAAAATTTATTTCAGCCATAAGTTCTAAAATGTTAGTTTATCAAATTCATGAAACATGTCTATCTTGTCATTCGGAAATCTATCCGTTAACGCTCTGAACAAATCTTCGTTCGTGTACTCCTCATATCCATCTCGTTCTGCGTTTACGATTGGTTGGATGACTTCAGCGATTTGGTCATCGTTCAAGGTAGTTAATAGATAGAAGTCTTCTTCATTAAATGCTGTTGTGTTGATTCTAATTACTCTCATTTGTTCTAAGTTTTTATTGGTTAAGACAGCACCTTTGGAGTGCTGTTTCGATTATTTAAATCTCGTCAGTTAACCTTGGTGAAACATGCTCTCCTTGAATCGAATCAATTGACCCTCCTCGTACTTGAGTAGGTCGTCTAGCTTGTCTCTGTCAACGGATATTATTCCGTGTATCGGGTGCTTGATGTCGTTGATGCCAACGAATTGCTTGTTGCGAATCAATTGCTCTCTGATTGTCAATTGTCTGATAGTGCCTTCCGCCTTGTGAAAGCCTACGTTGTTCATTCTCTTTTCCATAATTTCTATTTGTTATATACCTCGTCTAATTGGTAGCCGTAACGCTTTTGCATGTAAGCTACGTAGTTATTAAAATGTTGTTCGTTCTCAAATTCCTTCGTGATGATTATCTGCTCTCTACGATGGTTAAAAAATACTAGTATCATCGCGCTCTGAATGGAATTAATAATCTCTTAGTCTTAACTAATGTTCCGTTTAGAAAGAATCCCCATACCTCGAAGTTCCCTTCAATCTTTAAGATTTTTGTGCTCATGGCTATTAAATTAAATTGGTTAAGACGTGACACGTAGTCACGTTTCGGTCATTGAGACCTCATCAGTCAACCTCGTTGATAAATTTCTTTGCCTCATCTAATGTCATGTGTATACCACATGCATCAAATCCATCCGCATCGACAATTATATATCTGTCTTCTGTTTGAATCTCGCCAGTATAGTCATATTGACCTTTTTCTAAATAAATTTCTATTGTGTAATACATGATTTCTATGTTTTATTGGTTAATACGGCATCTTGTGAATGCCGTTTCGAATACTAAATTCTCATCAGTTAACCTAAATGTAAATCGGTGGAACGTGACCTGTTATGATTTGGTAGACGGCATATCCAATACCGAACAAAATACCAAATGCTAAACTGCTTGTCCAAACTGCAAATACTACTTTCATGGCTATAAATTTAAATGGTTAGTGCCGTGCTGAGTTTCGCTCTCAGTTAATGACTCATAGTCAACACGGCTATAATGTACCTTGCACCACACTTATATAGGTGGAATCGAACCACCACAAGGATATTATCTTTATCTGTAACCTACCATGCGTGAAATAGGAGTAGTCTTAATTGCTTTTCAGCTTCCGCTTTTTTGATGTTATCGTAGGCGACGCATGTTCCAAGATGTCAAAGACCGATATTTATTAATCTAATTACTATTCATTGCCTATAACACTTTAACCATTTCCCTTTCGGTGTTTATTATCGGTTTCATTTAGACTTTATGCACTAGGCTAGTCGCACCCTTATTTCCGTGTTGTTTTCTAGTAAGAAGTATTGTTGTTAGCTCGTTTGCTTACATCAAAGTAACGGCAACTGATTGGATTAATAACGATTTTTTTTTAGACGTTTTGAAAAATACGTGTTAATACGTAGAAGAATCTAAGTGTTTATACGTAGTGACGACACCATTGGAGAAGGCTGTAATGACTGGCAAAGTCTTATTGGTATTGGGTTTGGGATCGATTTAGATTATTTTGCAGTAAATTCATTTGTGAAGTAAGATTACAAGACGGGGTAACCCCTCCCCTCCAATCAATCGAGCTGAAACGTAGAACGGACGGACGATTGAACGATTGGTCGGTTGGTCTATTTAACATAATGCAAATTATAATACAAGTTTGTCGAGCGATTTTAAGGTAGGGGTAATTGGTCTCAGATAACAACACACCACCCCACCCCTGCGCACAAGCACACCCACCCCTACACACGTGCGCGTAGCGTACAGGTAGGCAGGTAGGTAGGTCGCTAGGCAAAAAGCCAAAAAGTCCGACCGAACTTTCCGAAATACATACCCCCCTATCGATTTGCCAGTCGTTTCGGTCGATCGGGCTGGCGCGCCAGATGGGGGTATTACCCAAAAATTCCGTATATTTGCCATATGGTTAAAAAACACATCAAACGGAATAACACGATCAAGAAGAACTTAGATCGTATAAAAAATAATTCATTATCTTTACAAAAAATAAAGTCATGCCAAACGATAAAAAAATAAAGACTGTTGAACGTACTACAGCAAATAAGTTTGTAGCTGTTCCTAATCCATTCAGACCTATCAAAAAAACTCCATCAGGTCTACCTACAAAGTATTATAATGAAGTTCCAGTAAAAACTACAACAGTTACTAAGAACGGTGTTACAAAAACAAAAACAAACAGAAAAATTGATCCAGATATGCCTGGAGTTATAAATAATAAGAGGTGGAGGAAAGGATGACAGTAATCCTACAGTTTAGTATGCCTTACGGCCTTAATGTTGGTTTTGAGTATTACAAGGCTGAGGAAGGTTTAGACAATGAGTTTCATCTCAATTTGTTAATTTTTAAAATTATATTGTTATGGCATTAATGAGAACGGGTCGTAAAATGATGATTGGTGACCCACCAAGTCTTCCTACTAGACGACAGGATGTTACTAAAGCAATGAGCGATCTACAGCAAGTAAAAATAAGTGGTCCTAAAGACGATCCATTTGTTGGAACATTTGCCAGAAAGGGTGATATAGCTGAAACTTCAAAGAGAAACAAAATGGCTCAAGAGTCTTACAGTAAGGCATCTTCTGAGTACAAACAAAAGTCTGAGGCTAAATCGTCTTACGACAAACAAAAAGCTGCATATGACGAATTCTTAAAAAGTAAACCGACAAGAAAAGCAAAAGGAACTCTTGAAGATATGACTGAAGAGCAAGAGATGTCTGTTTATGGTAAGAAGGAGTTATCTGGATCAGAGTTAGAGAGCTTCTACAATGCTCCATCTAATAAGTCTTTTAAACAAAGTCGCTTACCAAATGAGCGTATACTTGTGCATGATTACGAGGAGCAAAAAAAGACTGGATTTAAAGGTCCAATGAATGTAACAAGAATGTACAAGGATCCAGGTGCTGATCCAGGTAGTCCAGGTAAAGCTCCAGAACAGCCTAAATTAGTTCAACCTAAAACAACTACAGTTGGAAGAATTAAAAAAGATGAAGTTGAATCATGGGCTTCACCTACAAGAACTAGGGGCGGAGGTAGTAAATTGATGACTCAAAAGATACCTGTTAAAAAATCAACATCTGAACGTCAAAAAGGCTACACATACGGCAAAGAGCGAAAAATGGCTGCTGCTTACTATGGTGCTATTGGTGATGTTCTAGGTGAGGAAGGAAGATATGCAACTAGTGGTGCTTTAGGAGACTTCCAAAAAACACGTAAGGAAGATATAAAAAGTTTGAAATCTGAAAAGAGAGCTTCTTCCGACGCGTCTGAAAAAAGGTCTATCAAAAAAGATATTAAATCAAGCAGGAAAGATATCAGAGAAGCCAAACTAGCTCAGAAATACGTAGAGTCTTTACCTAACAAATATCAATCTTCTGCTGGTGTAGCAAAAGATGATATACGTAGAAATGTAGAAAACGAAAAACTACCAGAAGGTAAAAACAAGCCAAAAAGAGTAGTTAGAACTTTTACTCCAGAATCTATGAAGGGATCTACAGAACAATCAAGGCAATCAATGCTAACTGAAACTAAAAAAGTAAGAAATTTAGGCCCAACTAAACGAACAATGCCAAAAAATAGATAAAATAGCCCTCCAATCGGAGGGTTTTTTTGTTTTTGTCACGAAAATCTGCTATATTTGTGACAAAATATAATAAAATGGTAGTAAAACATGTTCATTTAGGCCAAGATGGCCAACAAAAGCTCAAGAAAGGCATCAAGACGATCGCTGGAGCAGTCAAAAGTACATTAGGTGCGCGAGGGCGCACAGTATTAATCGAGTCAGAGCACCATGTGGGTGGTATAACAGTGACAAAGGACGGTGTGACAGTCGCTAAGTCGATAAACCTGTTTGATCCAACTGAGAACTTGGCAGTAATAATGATGCGCCAGGCTGCCGAGAAGACGGCAACAGTTGCTGGTGATGGTACAACCACATCTATTGTGTTGGCTGAGGCTCTTATTAATTCTGCCGACATACATCTGTCAGATACAGACAACGTGACTGAGGTGATAAGAGAGATAAACGACTTAACAAAGGACGTTGTTGCATGGCTTGACAAGAAGAGTAAAAAGGTTAAGGGTAAAAAGCTAGTTGACGTAGCCACAATAAGTGCAAATAACGACAGAGAGATCGGTAAGATGATCGCTAGTGCGTTTAATGAGGTTGACGTTGTTACTGTTGAGAACAGTATGACAAGCAACACATATGTTGAGATAATAAAAGGTATGAAGATCGATCGTGGAATGACTTCTCCTTATTTCATTACGGACCAAAAGAAGCAAGAGTGTGTTCTTGACAATCCATATGTATTAATATGTGATCATGAGATTAATAACTTGATATCTATAGAGAACATACTAAAGCATTGTGTTGTAAACCAAAAACCACTACTAATTATTGGTACTTTGGGTCAAAACGCTATGAACACATTAAACCTAAACGTGGCTAAGGGCCAGATCAAGGCATGTAACATACAGCCACCATCGTTTGGGTACCGCACAAAAGACCTTATGGAGGATATAGCCATCGCAACAGGCGGTACGTTCTTCTCTGAGTCTACTGGTGATGACCTGTCGTTGATAACTGTAGCTGACTTAGGTCGTGCCAACCGTATTGTCGTTAGTAAGGGCATGACAGTATTTATGCCAAACGCTGACAGAGCTGAGGATATTGATGGGCAGGTTAATCAACTAAAAGACTCTCGTTCTGAGATGTCATCTGATAAGGAGCTGCTTGATTTCACAAACGAGCGTATTGCAAACCTATCTGGCGGTGTTGGTGTTATATATGTTGGTGCACTTAGTGACATTGAGCAAAAGGAGAAGAGAGATCGTATTGACGACGCTGTGTGTGCTGTAACGGCCGCACTTGAGGAGGGTATACTTCCAGGTGGTGGTATAGCATTAGTTGACGCTGCTTCATCAACGCTACGTGGAGACAGTAAGGCTTGTAAGATAATGCGTGACACTGTCATCGCTCCATTTTATCAGATACTAGTTAACGCAGGTAAGGACCCAGAGGAGATAAAGGAAAACATGTTGCCAATAGAGAACGAGGGGTATGACGTTAAGAACGAGCAGTACGGAGACATGATGAAGCTTGGTATTATAGATCCAGCTAAGGTTACTAAGAACGCACTGTTAAACGCAGTGTCTGTAGCGACTACAATAATGAGTACAAATGCAATAATAACAAATGTAAGAGCAGATGAGAGTATTAAATAAATTTTTATTAGTAAAGAGACAGCAAGAGAACAAAATGTCAACCACTGGGTTCATGTATGGTGCTGACGATATGAAAGAAATACGGTATCAAAAGGGTACCGTTATTTCATTCGGTCAAAATGTAGCTGGTATAGAAGAGAACAGTGAGATACTATTCGACAAGGTTGCAGGTCATGATGTCTTAATAGATAACGAGCGATTGACCGTTATTCAAGAGAAGGACGTTGTTTGTGTTCTTCATTAAATTTTAAAATAGCTTTAGCTAAAGTTCTTTGATGGAAAGGGGCGTTCTTACGGAACGCCTTATTTCTTCTTTCTGAAGTCGGTATCGGCTCTATTCCATTTAGTTTTCTATAGATACTATTAATCATTTTCTTGCCCTTATGCGTAAGGTCAAATATCTCTGGGTTTCCCCATCCTCCCTTTCTCCATGTGTAGATAAATCCTCCGTCTATAAGTCTGTTTAGAAGTCTAGCATCCCATGCCATAAAGTTCGTTTGTTCTCTGATGATTGCCCTAGTAAATAATTTTTCTGAGTATAAAAAGAACATAAGTTCTAGTTCTGAGAAAGACTTTAATTCGTAATGCATCATTGCCCATCTTCTTACTACTGAGAAATGCCTTAGATAATTATCTTCGGTTACCCATCCTTGATATCTCTTAGGTCTATACCTGAGATCTTTTCTTACAATCTTTCGTTTCATTTTATTATATTTGTAAAAACAAAATTATGAAATTATGAGAAACGTAAAATTGCAACCTAAAAAACCTAAAAAAACAAATGGTTATACCGAAAAAACGAAGAAAGTATTAGAAAATGCTGGCATAAAATATAATTCACCTATTGAAGATGCAATTAATGCCGCTTCAAAAAAAGCAAAATCATACGACCAAAGTAAGCCGCATCCTAAATTCGACTTTGGAAGCAAGGGGACCTATATTGCTACTAAAGGCGGTAGGGTAGGAAGACTTACTCCTTCTGGATATACATCTGTTGATACTTCTGGTTATAGCAAAGGTAAGTCTGAATTTGATTTAAAAGAATCTATAGGCAACTATAAACCAACTGAGCAAAAAATAAAAAGAGAAGAAGTTAAGCCAATGATAAACTCTTTTAAAAAAGGAGCTACTCGTAATTATAGAAAATAAAAATAAAGAAAGTATGAAAACAGATAAGTACTGGGCATCAAACCCAAAGAAAAATGGTAGCTATGTTGATAAAGGTAGAGTAGAAGCTGCTAAATTTTCTGGTATGTCTAAAGTTTCACAAAAAAAACAAGGAGTTGAAACTAAAAAAAACAGTATAAAAAATCCAAACAACAAAGAGTTCGTAAATGAGGTAGCATTTAACCTTGGGGTAGATCCTAGTAAGGTTACTCAAAAACAGTTTAACAGTAGATATAATCCTAGAAAAGTAAAAAAACAATGAAAAAGATCGTAGAAAAAAAGACTGGCGAAAAATACGCTAGCAAAGCAGCAAAGATGAAGCACGAAAAGTCTGAATCTAAGAAAGAGATGATTAAGGAGTACGGCATGAAGGCCGCTATGAAGAAGATGAAGAAATAACATGGCTATAGTTATTGCTGACGGTGAAAAGCACAGGATTTATAAAAAAACCAATAAAATAGGTAAAGGTAATCCAGGTGATATAATGGTAAACCATCCAACAAAAGATAAAGGTAAATGGGATACTATTAATTTAACTAATGTAGCAAAAGTTAAAACTATTAAGCAAGGAATTGAAGCTACTAAAAAATGGCATAAAGAGCATCCATATGAAAGACCCAAGATTAGAAAGAGCAGGCGTTGAGGGATTTAATAAGCCCAAGCGAACTCCTAGCCATCCAACCAAAAGTCATATTGTTGTTGCTAAAGAAGGTGATCAGATCAAGACGATACGTTTTGGTCAGCAGGGAGTAAAGACCAACCAAACTGTAGGTCAACGTGAGGCTTTTAAAAGCCGTCACGCCAAGAATATCGCTAAGGGTAAGATGTCAGCAGCGTATTGGTCCGACAAGGAAAAATGGGCCCCATCAAAAACCGCATCACCTAGTAAGAAATGGATTAAAGGAAGTTAGTTATGGATAATTATGACAAAATACCATTCAAGAATAATGATATAGATTTCTTTGGTAAGAAAAGATATAAAAATTTTAAAGAGTCATTACCTTCTAATCTTTCTCAGACTAATGAGAAGGAATATGCGATGAAGAGATATTGGAAAGACTCTGGGAAACCAAAAGATTTTAACGAAGCTCAAAATAGAGATAATCCTATGTTTTATGAGGTATATCATCCAGAAGAAAACAAATATTTATTTCATGGCGTGAGTACAAGTGAAAAAACTGGAAAATTTTATAAACCAAAAAGACATGAATCAACATATAAAGAACTTGAAGAATATAAAAGTAATCCAGAATTACAAGATTTTAGAGATAAAACAAAGTTAGTATCTAGAGGAAAAAATTGGAAGTACAAAGAAAAAACAAATAGAGAATTAACTAATCCAAAAGTATCTGAAAGAGTAAATAAAAGAACTGAAAAAAATATAGAAAAAGGTATAAAGTTATCTAAAAATGCAAACAGCTAAAAAATCCAATCCAGCGTTATGGAGTCGAATTGTATCTAGCGTTAAGGCTGGTACAAAAGGCGGTGATGCAGGGTCTTGGTCAGCTCGCAAGGCACAATTGGCTGTTGCTAAGTATAAAGAATCTGGAGGCAAATACTCTGGTAAAAAGTCCGCTGACAACAACCTATCGAAATGGACAAAGCAAGAGTGGACCACAAAGAGTGGTAAGCCAAGCAAGGAGACAGGTGAGCGGTACTTGCCTAAGAAGGCCATTGCTGCGTTGACTAACGCAGAGTACGCTGCAACCACAAGAGCAAAACGTGAGGGCGGGGGTGTTGGATCCGTTGTGCCTCAACCTAAAAAAATAGCAAAGAAAACATCTAAATATGGGAAACAGTAAGACATCAAAGTACTACGCATCCAATCCAAAGGCTGCTGAGAAACGCAGGGAGTATCAGAGAGAGCTTAACGCTACTACTGAGCAGAAGAAGTACAGAGCTGAACACACAAAGGAAAGAAGAAGCAGAGGTATTGACGGTAAGGGTGGTATGGATGTTAGTAAGAAAAAAAATGGTAAATTTGTACTTGAGAGTCCATCGATCAATAGGGGTCGTAATGGAGCTAATGGTAAAAGCACAAAAAAATAAAAAATGGCAAACTTAAAACTACAAACAAGCAGAGCTGCTGCTGTTACACCAAGTAATACTGTAAACATCCCATATCCTGGAGACGCTACAGCTTCACCTAACGAGGCAAGATGGCCTTGTGTATTATATGTAGGTACAGGTGGTATATTGCGTATTATGACAGCGGACGGTGATGACGTTACATTGCAAAATGTGCCAGACGGTTCATTCATTCCGATCCAGGTGATCAGAGTGTTTTCATCTACAACAACAGCTACTGACATTATTGCTCTTTGGTAATTTATGGCTTTACAGATATCCATATCAAATGCCATAGGAGCTAGAGCTGTCGCTGGTGGAGGAGGAGTTGACCCCGATGCACAAGCATTCATTACAGCGGCTGCAATAACAGACCCTACTCAACAAAGTGCTATTAATACTTTGGTAGTTGACTTGAAAGGGTATAATGTTTGGACTAAAATGAAGGCTTTGTATCCGTTTGTAGGTGGTTCTGCTTTAGCTCACAAGTTTAACTTAAAAGACCCAAGAGATTTAGACGCTGCGTTTAGAATAATTTGGAATGGTGGCGTAACTCATGATGCTAATGGTGTTCAATTTGGAGGTGTTAATGGATGGGGTGATACTAAATTTAATATTAATTCATATATTAATAATAATCATATATCTTTATATATTAGACAAAATAAAGATGAAGCTGCTGTTGATTGTGGTGTTTATAATTTTGGCTTTCCAACTACATTTATTGATATAGAGTCAAGAATTTCAAATGTTGCTTATTTTGGAAATTTTACAGCAGGTGGTGATATTATTTCTGTTGCAAATACTGATTCAAGAGGTTTGTATATAAACACAAGGACATCTTCAACAATATTCAAAATATTTAAAAATAATTCACAATTTGGATTAACAAAAACTGCATCAAGTACAGGTACATTAAATGGTAATTTATCATTGGGAGCGCGTTATAATGTATCAACATCAACTCCTGAATCTTATTCATCAAAACAAGTTGCCTTCGCTTCAATAGGTGACGGCTTAACAGACACCGAAGCAGCTAACTTTTACACAGCGGTACAAGCATTTCAAACAACTTTAGGACGGTCAATAGGCACACAAACAGTATCAGATGCAGATGCACAAGCATTTGTTACTAACGCAGGTATAGTTGACCAAGTAGAAGCTAACGCAATAAACAATTTAGTAATAGGATTAAAAGCTGATAGCTTGTGGACTAAGATGAAAGCAATCTATCCTTTTGTTGGTGGAACAAGTACAACGCATAAATATAACCTTGTTAATCCTTTAGATACTGATGCTGCGTTTAGATTAGTGTTTAGCGGTGGTTGGACACATAGTTCAACAGGTGCTACTCCAAATGGTACTAATGGTTATGCAGATACTAAATTAATTGCACAAAATGTTTTAGGTTTAAACTCGACAAGTTATGGAGTTTATTCAAGGACAAATGTAGATAGAAATGCGCCTTCTATTGGCAATGTAACAGGTGGTGCAAGTGCTGAATGTTCTTTATGGTTAAGGTCTGGAAATCTTACATATTTAAGAGTAAATAATCCAAGTGCTTCAAGTCAAGCAAATTCAGATTCAAGAGGTTTATTTATAGCAAATAGAGCAAATTCAACACAAATAAATTTACAAATAAGAGGAACGCAATATACTTATAGCAATAATAGTAATTCACTTTATGTAAATGCTTTTCATTTAGGCGGTGTCAACCCTAACTTTTTTGATAATAAAGAAATTGCATTCTCATTTATAGGAGATGGTTTAACAAGTCAAAATATGACTGACTTAGATACTCGTGTAACTACATTCCAAACAGCATTAAATAGAAACGTATAATGAAACTAACAGATTTAACAACAGAACAAAAAGCTACCTATGTCGGACTATTGACTGAGGTACAAAAAGACGAATTAGTAGGTCAATGGTATGCACCTGACAGCTTTTTTAATCCTATCCAAGATGTAAACGACAATTGGGTAATATCAATAGAGGAAATGGAGCAATGTGTTAATCCAGACTTTTTATGGGTTAAAGACCTTGACTTGATTCCTTACGAACCGAAACCAACACCACCACCTTTTGAATAATGAAGATCATCCTATATATCATACTATCAATCGGTCTATTGTCATGTAGTCCAAAACAACGTTTCAATAGGTTGGTTAAAAATCATCCTTGGTTATTGACTACTGATACCTTGATAATAAAGGATACCATACGAGACACAATTAGAATAACAATCCCAGAGGTAAGGGTAGATACTGTTGTAAAGGTTGATCAGTTGTACGATACCGTCACTATAACAAAAGATCGTTTAAAGGTTAAAGTTTGGAGAGTTGATGACAAGGTGTATATAAACGGAAAGTGCGACACTGTATTTATAGAAAAACCTTACGAGAAGATCATTGAAAGAAAGATACCAGTAAAGTACTATGAGAAAGACAACAAGATGTGGCTATATAGAATACTAGGCATCTTGTTTATATTTTTAGTTGTTTACATCATATATTCAAAAAAATGAAAATTAAGATCTTAATAGCATCCTTACTAGCTATAATAAGTCCAGTAAAGCCAATGATATACATAGCGATATGTGCTATATTATTAGACACTATGTTCGGCATCTGGCGAAGTGTTAAAAAGAACGGATGGGGCTCTATAAAGAGCAGGAAGTTATCACATACCATAAGTAAGTCAGTTCTTTACTCTGGAGCTATTGTTTTCGTGTTCTTGATAGAGAAGTATATCGCTGCTGATTTAGTGGCTGAGTTCATCTCTGTTGAGCTAATAATGACAAAGGTTGTCGCACTTGGGTGTGTGTTTGTTGAGATATTGTCAATCAACGAAAATTATGAGGCTGTAACAGGCAAGAATATCATAAAGTCTCTTAGATCATTTGTATTAAGAGCAAAAGAGGAAGCTGAAAAAATTAAACAATAATGGATACTACTAAAATCGTACAGCAAAGACTTCCAGAGTCTCAGTACATTGCAGAGAACACTGCTAAAAATCAAATCTATTTACACCACACAGCTGGTAATAAGAACGCGGTAAACACAATTAAAGGTTGGGAATCTAACAAAGAGCGTGTAGCTACTGCATTTGTGATAGGATACGAAGGTACGATAGCACAAGCGTTTAGTTCAAGAGATTGGGCGTGGCACTTAGGTGTAAAAGACAGCGTGTTTAAAGGTCAAGGATTGCCATATAAGAACTTAGATAAGTATTCGGTAGGTATAGAGATAACTAACTGGGCGTACTTGGTAGAGAAAGGTGGAAAGTATTATAACTATGTTGGTGGTGTTGTTGATCCTTCAGAGGTTACTGTTTTAGATAAGCCATTCAAAAGACATAAACTTTGGCACAAATACTCAGACAAGCAGATAGAGGCTACAAGAGAGCTTCTTGTTTATCTTGGTGAGACATATGGCATAAGTCTAAAATATAACGATGACATATGGGATTTATCTAAACGTGCATTAAAAGGTGAGAACGGTCTATACACACATAACTCTGTTAGGGTTGATAAGTCAGACGTTTACCCTTGTCCACGATTAATTAAAATGTTAAAAGGATTATGAAAAAGAAGGCAGACGAGGTAAAGAGATTTGAAAAAAAGTATGTAAGCCGACCAGGTGTTCATGCTAAAACAAAACAGTCAAAAATAAAGACCAGTAAACTATACAAGAAGGGATATAGAGGTCAAGGAAAATAACTATATTTGTATTATGAAAGTAAATAATTATCCACTAAAGACACCTAGCGCAGGAGATAAACTATTTGGTAGCGATTCTAATGGCGATCAGAAACAGTTTGACATGTCTAACTTTAGTAGTACTACATATAAAGTTTATACGGCATTATTAACTCAATCAGGTATTAGCGATCCAACGGCTGTTGTTCTAGATAACACATTATCTGGTTCTATTGTATGGACTAGGTTAGGCATGGGTAATTATAAAGCCACACTTGTTGGAGAGTTTCCAGATGCCGATAAGGTGTTAATACTTGTAAACCAAGCTGGTACTTTTCCATTAGGTGGAGGTGATTCTGTATATACTTATGCATATGTAAACGATGCTGACAGTATTATACTAGATACTTTATTAAGTAGTAACTATCAAGATGCTATGTTGTACAAGACTAGTTTTGAGATAAGAGTATATAACTAAGCATTATGAGTATACCATCTGGCACACGATTTATAGGAATTCTACCAGGAGTTGACATGGTTGAAAGAAAATCAACACAAGCAAATAGTCCTACTGAAGTTTATACAATAGAGCAGATACAAGGTAATATAGGTTTGTTTGCTCAGACGGCAAACAGTACTCCTATTACTAATACTATAGTAGAGACATCTCTGATCAATGGAGGTGTGGGATCACTATCTGTGCCAGCCAATGGATTTCAAATAGGAGATAGCTTTAGAGCTGTAATGGCTGGTATATTAAATGCTACTAACAATCAAACTATAAGAATAAGAGTTAAATCTGGTTCTGTGATCTTGCTTGATAGCGGTGCTCAACCTATTTCTAACATCACAAATGATGTATTCTCTTTAAATATAGATTTTACCATTAGACAGTTAGGTGCTGCTGGTGTAGCTTCTATAGTTTCATTAGGAACATTTCACTATGTGAAAACATCAAATGGTGTTTTGGAAGGATTTGCTTTTAATCAAGTTAATAATACAACATTTAATACTACTATATCTAATACACTTGATATAACAGTACAATGGGGTGCTGCCAACGCGGCTAATAGTATTTACAGTGATATATTTATACTAAACAAAACATATTAAAATGAGTATACCAGCAGGCACAAAGTTTATAGGAATAGCTCCAGACGTTGATACATATGAAAGAAAATCAGCTCAGGCCAACAGCCCATCAAATGTATATACTATTGAGGATATACAAACATTAGTAAAAACACCTTCAGTTCAGTCTGTTGTTAGTTCAGCTACTGTTACGCCAGTATATGGCAATGACATTGTAGTGATAACTGCTCAAGCGGCTGCCTTAGCTTTAGCTAATCCTACAGGTACATGGCCACAAGGCAAGGATATGATGATAAGAATTAAAGATGATGGTACTGCAAGAGCTATTACATTTGATACCAAATATAGAGCGATAGGTGTTACGTTGCCAGCTACAACTGTTATAAGTAAGACAACATATGTTGGCGTTATATATAACGCTACTGACGATAAGTTTGATGTAATTGGCGTAACTACTGAGGCATGAGTTATTACAACTTAATATCCTTAATGCCTAAGACTCCTGCAGTTGACCCCGATGCACAAGCATTCATAACAGCTGCTGCAATTACAGACCCTACACAACAAAGTGCTATTAATCAATTAGTAGTTGACTTAAAAGGGTATAGCATTTGGAGTAAAATGAAGGCTTTGTATCCTTTTGTAGGTGGAAGCAGTACAAGTAATTCTTACAACCTACGCAATACAGCACAATATCAATTATCATTTAGTGGTGGTGCAACACATAATTCTAATGGTTATACGTCTGGTGTTAATGGATATGCAAATACGGGATTAAATCCAAATACAGCATTTAGCACAAATGATTCAATGCATTTATCATTGTATTCAAGAACAAATAATGATTTAGGAGGTTTGGATTTTGGAGGTTTAAATGCGTCAGCTGTAACTGGTTTATATGCGAGATTTTCAAATAATGCTTATGCTTATATTAATGGAGGCTCAGGAGTATTAACTGGAAACACAAATTCAACAGGTTTTTATGTTGGAACAAGGACGGCTTCAAATGTTTTAAAATTATTTAAAAGTGGAACACAATTAGGAAGCACATATACAGGAGCAAATGGAGCAAGACTTGATTTAAATGCTTTTTTAGGCGCTCTAAATGTTAGTGGAACAGCTCAATACTACACACAAAGAAATTACGCTTTTGCCTCAATAGGTGATGGTTTAACAGACGCCGAAGCACTTAACTTTTACACAGCAGTACAAGCATTCCAAACAACTTTAGGACGTTCTATAGGCACACAAACAGTATCAGATGCAGATGCTCAAGCCTTTGTTACAGCAGCAGATATTCAAGACCAAGTAGAAGCAAACGCAATTAACAACCTTGTTATAGGAATGAAAGCGGATGGTTTGTGGACTAAGATGAAAGCGGTTTATCCATTTGTTGGCGGTACAAGTACAAGCACATCTTATAATCTTAAGAATACAGCTCAATATCAAATTACTTGGAACGGTGGAATCACGCACAGTTCAACAGGAGTTTTGCCTAACGGAACAAATGGTTATGGTTCAACAGGATTTTTCTTTGATTCTACAACAGCATTAAGCTCACATATATCAACTTACATAAGGACAAATTCTACTACATTAGCTTGTGAAATTGGTAGCG